TTATTTCCCACCCATTTATTGTGTTTATATGTATCTTATCATTTATTACTAATTAAAAGGGCGTATTCCCCGGAAACTTCTCTGAGGATATCATTTACCGAAAGATTGACCGGATTGTTTGCCAGTGCCATAATAAGCAAGTTATCAATGAATTAGCACAGCATCCTACATATTCAGGAGAAAATAACATGTTTAATTTTTCGCTACGTGACCTTTTGTCGCGTATCAGTCCGTATCTTTTTCCCTTTTTAATACTATTGATTGTCGCAACCCTATACATGGGTTCATCACCGCTTTATCTGACAAACCCTTGGGATGATAGTAATGCCATGTTAACTATGGGGCGTAGTATCCAACAAGGTTTGATTCCTTTTGTTGATATTGTCGAACAACGCGGACCATTCATTTATTTTTTATATGCACTTGGTGCTGGAATTAGTACAACATCTTTTCTAGGGGTCTTTGTGATCGAAGTAATAAACATCACCCTGATCTACTATTTTGGGACACGACTAACGCATGCTCTAACGAAGCAAACAGCACTTGTGCCATGGTTGGCTTTAATTGCCCCGTTAACATTACTGGGCACTAGTGCTTTTCGCTTCGGTGGTTCTCCTGAAGAATTTGCCTTTACGTCTGTCTTATATTTACTTGTTCTGTTGGTTGAAAATGACGGACGCTTTTCCAACATGTCGCTCCCAACTTATTTTTGGCTAGGCTTAAATCTAGGATTCATTTTCTGGAATAAGTATTCGCTCGTCGGGACTTTTGCCATTTTCTTCCTACTTTGTGGTTTCTATCTACTATTCAAAGGCCGATGGCTCCACTTTATCCGTGTTGTGACGCTGTCACTATTGGGATTTTTTGTCGCAGCATTACCTATTTTGATTTACTATGCATCTGTTGGTCACTTAGATGCCCTATTCAACATTTATTTCGTTCAGAATTTAACGTCATATCACGTCCAACACATGGGCGTGATTGATCAATTAAGTCAACTATTCGATCTGATTTTCAAGCAAATCTACAGCTACATCTTTGGTTGGACTATCACAGCACTTGGCTGGATACTTGCCATTCGCAAAGGGCATACCGTGACGATTGAAATCATCTTAGCTTTTGGTAGCATCGTTTTTGTTGCCTTACAAAAAAGTTGTTTTTTTGTCTATTATCCATTGGTGTGGTTACCATTTTTGGCACTCGGATTCATCCGCTTAGCCGTATACATCTGTGACTGGCTACCAAGTCGTCAACAGACTCTTATCAAATACACACTTCCCGTGATTATCACGTCACTATGTATCTTGGGCCCACTTCTTTCTAATGCGTCCGTTAAACATTTAGTACCCGTAAATGGCGGAAAGTCACTGAGCGGCCATACTTATACAGCGCAACCGCAATTTGGCGCATTAATGAAATCAGAGAAAGAACACCCTACTTTATTGACACTAAATTGTATCGACGTTGGCTTCTTTTTGTCCGCAGATACGGTTCCGGTGACACCCTACTATCATCGGATGAACATGTCGTACAAAGAATTACCTATCATGTATGACACATTTAAAGCGGGGATGTCTGATGGTAATATTGACTATACTGTGGTTCGCGTGAAACATGCCTTAACTGATGATAAAACATCTGAAGCACGTCAAAATGCCGCAATTATGTCTGTTGATTCCTCATTAAAGAGTACACTAGCGGCTAATTACCATGTCGTTGATGTGGCAGAAAATCAAAACGACATGTATTACGTTCTATTTGCCCGTAATGCACATCCACAATTATAAACACATTTAAATTTTTTCTAAAACAACAAATCCTTAGGTGACATACGCTAACCGGATTTGTTGTTTTTTATTACAAAAAATAAAAAAATATAACATGCACATGGTTTATGTATATGCTATATTTTCAATATCAATTAAGATACGTGCTTAACAATTTGCGTATCAAACGAGGAGAATAGATATGGCTACATTAATTGCATTCGCACTAGGTATTTTGTTTATGGCATGGGGATACTACCGTATCAAGACTGATTTTTCAGACAATGAAACACAAGGTCGAAACAACATCATCCAACTTGTATTGAGTGGACAAGCATCTGGAATCGGTCAATTCCTATCTGGTATTGTTTTCATCATCATTGGAATTATTGCATTGTTCGTTCAATAATAATCTCAAGCTAAAACCGCCCGTTATCTAAAAAGATAGCGGGCGGTTTTTATATACATTAACTCTATTACTTGGCTGTCTAATTATCAACAGACTCTTTTAAATCACATTCGTTCATTAAAGTCGAAACCTCTATCCTAATGTTTTCTATATATTTTTAGTCAATTTAAATCGCACTTCATTATGAATTACGTTTATTTAGCCATGCTTTAACTTCATAAACTAATCCAAGCATGAAAAATAAACCTGCTGGTACGAAACCAATGTTTTGCACGCCTTGACCGGGCGTCCAAAACATAGCAATCACCACAATGCCTACACCAAAACAATAAACACCACGCCATACTAAGGGGAGTTGTATCCCATGTTTCTTTAACTGATATGCAAGTATACAACATATCGCCCCAAGAATTGGTCCAATCGCTATCATATTTAACTCCTTCTGTTCAAATGTGTCATGAATATCCTAATAAATAATTCAGATCCATGTAAATCTGCTTGTGTGAGTGTCATTTCATATAATCATTAAAATCAACACTTAATATAAGTACCGCATTACTCATCATAATTTACCCAAAAAACAAAAAGGCCTAGTAGGATTAACGGAATCCGCTTAATTGGAAAACCATCTGTGATCCAAAAGACTATATTAAGGATTACTAAGATAGGAAAAATACTTTTAGTTATTAGTTTTAGGTTCATTAAATAACTAGTACTCCTTTCTTTTCTGAATATAATAAAATACCAACTTCTTCAAAGAAAACCCCAAGTTTGGTAGTTCGTCCTCTACAGGTATAGCACTATTAGGTACACTTCCATTTACTTGTTTTAATCAAATAAATTTTTTCGGGCACCTCATTAACTGACACAATTTGTGAATCTGTTAATGAAACACAATCCAATATCATATCCGAATCAAACAATCCAGTAATGTTATCACTGTTCATAAAATAAACTTCGCCTGATATCCCTCGTAACGTGTTACATATACAAATATACCTTAAAACACCGAAAACGACTGCACCTAGCACTTTACATAGATGTACCAAATGTTGTACATAACGTAAACTATTCTTTACATACTAGGAAACCCCGCACTTTACATACACAAAAACGCTGTCTAACGTACAACACAAATCTAGACGATTTTTATTCTTTGCAACTAATAAAAAACCGTTGATACGATGCGGTTCCCCACTCATATCAACGGTTCAATTATTACTTATCGTCGTTTTTCACATATTTGCGCTGAAAATCTAAAAACCCGCATTTAAAGGCATTTAACGTATATATGTGCCGAAAATAGTCCAATACCCAAAATAAAAAAGCCCTGATTAGCTAGTTTTTACACTAACCAATCAGGCTTAATTTGTATTTAAAAGCCTAGGCACTACACCTAGGAACTCGAATTAAAGAATATTATAACGCCAGCATAGCATCGTCGTTAAACCAAATAAGGCCATAACGCCCCATGATGATCCCTACACCATTTGATGCATTATGATATGCATCAATTGTTCCGTAGTTATATGGTACTGAAATCTTAACCTGGTCTCCTACCTTAGTCGGCTTATAGTTTCCACGAGTAACGTTATCCACCATTCCCAGTGGAATACCATTATTTGCCCAATTCCAGTTTTTACCACCGGCCAGCTTTTCAGAAATCATTTGATATTGACCGTTTACAAATGCAATATTATCTACTCGAACCGTCTTAGTAACGACGAATTGATTACCTGCATTCTTGAATGCCTTAATTGCCTTTGTATCATTAGCAGGTTTTGGCTTCGGTGTAGGCTTTGATGTCTTTTGACCACCGGTAAAAAAGTCAGTGTACAAAATATTGACATCAAACATACCCGCTACACCCGTGAAACGATATTCAGATGACCATTGCCATGCATGGTGGTTGCTGTGCCACTTCATGCTTGCATTAGGGTAATAGGGATATGAAGCGATCCACCCCTTTCCATCTACGGTATTCTCATGTGAACCCATAGTGTAGGTTGTTGAACGATACCCGCCCAAGCGCATTACTTCTTGTTCAAACGCTAGATTAGCGGCACGTTGCGTGTGAACGTTGTTACGCATTTGATATTCAGTCTCTGCGTCATTCACAAGAACAGCACCGACAGGCAACCCCGCTTGTTTGGCAAACTGAACCGCAGACCATGCTTCTGAACGTGCGCCTGCTACTGTTGTAAAATGCGAGAAGTGATACCCATTGATATAGAGTCCTGCTGCCTTAGCATTCGCCAAGTTAGTGGCAGCGGTCCAATCATAGAACGTGTTTCCTTCTGAAATCTTTTGCGTGACGGCTTTTACACCATCATTGTCTCTCATGCTCTTAAATTGAGCTGTAGAGATGTATCCGTTGTGGTTGGAAATATCAATCATATCACGTCGTGGTAATGAATCAGCTCCCGCTGTCGCCATACCGATGACTCCAACAAAAAAGACCACCATCAAGGCAGCCTGTTTAATAAATTTATTCATATTATTTGTTCTCCTTGTTTTTGATTTCACTCTTCACATTAAAGAATTTGTTTATTCCATCTGCGATGTGAATATCAGGAAATGTCATTTGCACGTTGGCTAGAATACTCTGCACTTCATGGTACCCAAGTGGCGCTAATACAGTTGCGTATGCAGTACATACAGCAGTGATCAAATGTCCTGATTCAGCAAATGACGTCACTGCGTATAGTAAAAACATCATTGCCAATGTAACGGTTAAGATGATTGCCTTTTTTAAAATCCCCTTACCCCCAGAAGATGAATTGTTTTTGTCTTCATAACTCGCACGCAAATTCCCCACAATAATGTCTATGCCAACAGCAAAGATCACTAGACATCCTAATAAGTACATATCATTTAAACTCATTACTTACCCCGAATTTCATCTTCTAGTTTGTACACATATTCATCAAATTCCGCCTTATCCTTGCGCACCATTGCACGGTTCTTGTTGTATTCTTCTTGATTCAATGTGTTCATGTTGATTGACGTATCTGTCTTTGAGATGACAGCGTAAAACGAGGCAATTTGTTGTGTACCTTCTTCATCTACAAAACTAGTTCCTTCGACATTGGTTGTTCGTTTCGTTTTAAGCATTTGTTTCTACCTCGCTTGTCTCTGCTAGTTGAGCTTGTAGTTCTGCGTTCTGCACTGCTAATTGTGTATTTGTTACTTCAAGTTGTGCAATCTTGAAAGCTAGTTGTTCAATAATCTTTTCATTCATTAGGCAGTTTCCTTGTCTTTCTTTAATTCGTTAATTTCTTGTTGTAGTTGCTTAACCAAAGGCACTAGTAACAAAGCTACACGAGCATATTCGATACCTTCAATTTGCCCATCATCGCCATGTGTTACCAAGTAATCCAGTCCAACGTCTGCCAAGTCTTCGGCAATCATTCCAAAGTATCGGTCTGATTTACCTGTCGTTTTTAGCTCTGCAATATCGTCCCATGTAGAAAGTGGCACATCGAGTAGCTTCTCTGAATCAACGATAGGCACATCATGCTTAATATTTGTCTTGTACTTTCTGGCAGATGTTGAACGTACCAACGCTCCATCACTAGCAACGTAAACGTTCGCACCATTTGACGAAGTTTTTGCATAAGTTGGCTGTGAGTTGAAGAATTCAGCCTGCACTAAGACACGATTACCAGCCTTATCCCCTCCTTGATTAGAACCAACATAAATAGACGGGCTAGATTTCAACATGCCCGTAGTTGCTGAACCACCTGAAATCTTTACACCTTGATTTCCACCACCCACTAACGTTTTTTCAAGATTTCCACTGTTTCCCTTACCAAACTTGATACCTGCTAATGATTGAACCCCCATATCAACAATGCTGGACTCATATCCTTTTACGTTTAGTTCGAAACCATACTTAGCTTGCAATGCTCCACTTGCAAACGAACTACCAACAAAGGTATTTGATATTCGCAAATAAGGGTCTTTTGAAGGGTCAAAGATATTAGGCTGTGTAAAGGCAATTTCACCATTACGAATCAAGACATTATTACCAGTAGACGTGTTGTTATTCGCTACCGACAAATATCCTTGGTCGATGTTCATGTCAATTGTGCCCGTAGTGGAATATAGACGACCTTTTTGGAACGTGACCAGACCATTATTCAAGTTAATATCTAGGTTAGGGCCACGAATAATACCCGTTGTAATATTGCTCGCGTTAAGATTAATTAAATTAACCGTTGCAGCATTCAATGTCCCCGCCGTCATATTAGAGGCATTCAGGTTTTTAAAATTACCACCCTTTGCATAGAAATCACCTGTAACGGTTGTATCTGAGTTAATAACTAATTTCTTACCTGCAATCACTAACCCACTAGTATCTCCGTTAATACCACTAATTAATTCTCCTGTATTATCTTTGATCCCCAATGCAAAATTATCTTTAAACAACTGCAATTGTGTTGAGGTGTTACTGACTGGACCCGCAACATACATCCCAGCAGGCAATTCACTTGAACCGATATATGGACGTGCAACATATGCTTCTCCATCTCCACGCATTTGATACCTGATTTTTACCCATACCGTGTCTGCGTTTAGTGAAACGGTCTTTCTACGTTGTGACCATTTACCCAAAAAGTTGGTTGAGTTCGCGTTCATAAGTCCAGAAATACTTGTGTTTGTCCCCACGATATACTTTCCGTTTTTATCGTATTCATTAAAATAGATGTGCATATAACTGTTAGTGGGGTCTCCAAATGAAATGGGTTTAATATCCACAGATGTGTAAACAGTTCTAGAACTAAATGCAGTTACGGGAATAAGTTGTGATGACTTGTAATAATAGGCGTTTCCCTCACCCTTAGTGTTAATTCCCATTGAGGGAGTTCCTTCATAACTATTTTCAGCAGATAGGAACCACTTACTTGTCGCTTGAGTTTCGTCATTTATATTAGTATCTCTCCACAAGTCCAAACCGCTTACCAAACTAGAATCAACAACTTGATTCAATGCATTAATTGTAGCCATAATCGAGTCACTGGTCTGTGTTAAAGCGGATTTCATACCCGTTTCAGAACTTTGGATTTGACTAGACGTAAAATTATTCGCTTGTGTCAATGTATTACTATCACCCGTTATACGGTTCTTTATTTCTTGCTGGATAGCATTATCAAGTTGTACTCGTGTTGCTTGTAGTCCAGTAGACGGATTATTGACAATACTAGTAATGCTATTCACCTTAACGTCAACCACACCAATCGCTTTATTAACATCGTTCAACACCGAATCTTTAGCTTCATCAATTTTAGGTTGAACCTCGTCTAGACCATCTTGCACTTCCTTAATGGCCTCATCCGTTTTCTCTCTATTTTCTTGGTTTAGCTTATCCGTGTAGTCTTTGGCTGCTTTTTTAGCGTCGTCCACAGCTGAATCAATACGTTTCTCTGTCTTCGTGTCAACTAAATCAACCCATTGTCCGTTTTTGAAAATACGGATTCCTGAATCAACACCATCAGTCCAATACCATAAGTCACCTGCCTGTGGGTGCGTAGGTTTGCTTCTTCCGTAGTAATTTGTACTCTTTCCATCAGCCGACCTTGCAGCGTCAATTGCATCACGCTGTACTTGTGTGATTTTATTGTTCATTTCATCGAGTTTGTTCTTATTAGCTGATGCAAATGACATCTTGGCCACACCTACAACTAACTTAGTCACACGTTCTTGAATTGGATCATAATGTAACTCATTAACAATTGCAGTCACATTAATCTTATATTCAGGGACATATACCGTGACTGTATCGGTAAGTTCCACCGTTTCTAAGTCTTTAAACTTATCTTGATAGTTTGAGCTATCCTGTAAACTCAACACATCAATATCAATCGAAACTTTTGGTTTGTCCTTACCTGTGTTTTGAGACTTAGTGAACCAATCAGCTGCGTATTCATCAATCTTCTTTTTAATAACAGCATCAGATGCATCTTCAGGAAACGAAACATGCTCCGATACATCAACATTATGTGTGTAAATAATCGGATAATTATTTACAAATTGACTCGTGACTGTCTTCCCTTCGATAAATCGGTCTTTATTTCCTGATTGAACCGTAACCGTAGGAACAATCTGTGTTACTAAACTTCCTGTGTCTACAGAATATTTCAGTCCTTTGATGTTTTTACCCAAACGAAAAGACGTGACATTATCACGCCCACGTCTAGTTAACATTGAGACTTTACGATTTTCTCGCTTCATCTCACCGCCCCACAATTGTAGGAACGATCCTTGTACTCCTGCGATGGCTTCCATAGGATTAACGTATTCAAACGTTGTCCGGCTCACATGCTTAATATCTGAATATAAAGAAAACAGATGTTTATGCATAGTTGCCTTTTCCAACATACGCATGACAGTTTCGCCATCTCCTTCCAGAGAGATGTTTTTAACCAGATTTTTGGCTAAATCATACGTAATCGAATCAGCTTCAATATCCAAGTAATGCCCCGACGTATTGATTTCTGATACAACAATTCTAAATGCATGTAAGTCTCCTGTGGGGTTTGGCTTAGCAAGAACAATCTTACCTTCTGAAATATCCTCATATCGTACCCCTGACGTTGGATAGCGAGCGCTCAACTGGAACAACCCGTTACGTTGCTCTTCAATATCCACATCATACAGTTCAGGCAATGTTCCCAAACCGTTTGTGTTGAAATCAATTGCTGTACTATCAAATAAAATCGGTGTCATAGTGTCCTCCATCGTGGTTCAAGCGCACCATTACCACCAGTGATCCGTATCTTATTTTTACCGGGGGTCAATTCAGGGAATGGACCAATAACCATCTTGGCGTTTTCATTAACAGCTTACCAGCATCCATCCTGTAGACACTTTGAAGAGCGCTATCAATTTCAATTGAATCTTTTACATCCATAAATCGATACGCCGTACCGTTAATTGTTACTGTAATTGAGCCTGTTCCTGTAATTTTAAGGTATGGTTTTGCGACAAACTCAGTTGGATTAATAACTTCGATTTCTTGGTCTTTTGGTACATTAACTGAATTTTGGTTTCGTACAAATTTATAAGGTTCTGCACTTACAGTAAATGTTAATGTTTCCATTTCATCAAAGAAACCAGGCTTTCCTGTCTTAACTTCTGATGTACGTATAATTCGATATTCATAATTCTCATCGCTGTAAAAAATAGCTGGAACATAGCGCCCTATATCTAAAGCTTTCATAAACTTTGTATACAGACTGACGCGTTCATCGTATGTCTTGGCTTGAATTAGAATTGAAATTTCGAATACACGATTCTTATAATTTCGTTCGTCAAACACAACTGCTCCGTCAATTCCGGAAATACCGTCATTGAACGACAAGTTACGTTCCGGAATCTTAGTGTCAATACGATGCATTAACATCATTTTATTTTTGGATCCGACAAATCCGTTAATTTCAAAATCTCCGTAATTCATTATGCGAATCCTCCAATCGTTCGACTACGGGCGTTTTGCTTACGTGTAATACCTTCTTCAACAGCATCTTGAATCTGCTTCAATACACTAGGTGTAATGCCGTTAGGATCCACACCGCTAATGTTGATATTAATATCACCAGAAAATACCGTTGTAGCTTCTCCTGTGCTTTGATTATTGCCCTTCATTTGGTCAGCAATACCTGCACCAATACCACCTAAAGTCTTATCATTAAGTGGTAATACGGCTTCTTTACCAGCTTCACCGCCACCCATCATGGCGTTACCATTCATGCCAAAGATGGTTGGCTTAGTCATAATTCCACCCTTGGCGTACCAATCAATACCGACGCTTGGGATTTGACCCTTCAACGGGTTAAATGACCCACTAATATTAAAATGGGGCATGGGGATATGAGGAATTTTAACTTCTGGGAACTTCAAATTGAAATTAAATGCACCCTTAATCTTATCCACAACACCTTTAATCGTGTCCCAAATACCGTTCCAGATGGATGTCACCGTATTTTTAACTCCGTTAAACAGATTGGATGTTGTAGTTTTCACAGCGTTCCAACCATTTGATACAGCACTCTTGATAGCATTAACTGGCTTTTCAACTGCTCCCTTAATTGCATTCCAAACGCTTGTCACTACACTTTTAACGGCATTGAATACGTTAGATGTCGTATTCTTGATCACATTCCAAACACTTGTCACTACTGACTTCACACCATTAACAACGTTTGTAATAACTGACTTAATCGCATTCCACACGGTCGTAATGACAGATTTAACTGCATTGAACACACTTGTGGTCGTACTCTTAATGCCATTCCACACCTTATCCACTACACTCTTAATAGCGTTAGCTACAGTTGTGATAACGGTCTTCATTACATTCCACACGGTCGTTACTACTGACTTAATAACGTTCATAGTCGTGGTAATAACGGTATTGATATTGTTCCACACAGTATCAATAACACTTTTAATAGCATTCATAACTGTTTCGACAATAGATTTTATGACATCCCAAGAGGATTGCATAAAGTCGCTAATTGCGCCAACAGCTGTATCGAAAGCTTGTTTGATAGCATCCCAGTTTTGGATAACCGCATTAATGATCCCCATGAAAGGATTGATGATAAATAGGAGTATTTGTCCCCATTTACTTGAAAGAATATCTCCTACAAATCCGACAGCTGCGTTAAAAATACCTACAATGCCATCCCACAAGCCAACGAAGAAGTTTTTCGTTCCTTCCCAAGCACCTACTAGCCAGTCCATAAATCCTTGCCAAATATTGCGACCCGTTTCAGTTTGCGTGAAGAACCAGATCAACACACCGACTAACGCAGTGATGGCTGTTATTATAAGCCCTACTGGACCCGTTGCGAGAGCTAAGTTTAACAACTTCTGTGCGACCGCAGCTGCTTTAGTAGCTAGTTCCCATGTCTTGGTAACGGCAGTTGAAGCCATAATTGCTGTCTTAAAACCTTGAATCATCGTAACTAACTTACCGATAGCCATAAATGCAGTAAACGCTCCGACCGCAGCCATCAACCCTGTTCTCAAAACAGTTGCTGCGCCACCACCGTTTGCAAGCCAACCTACGAATGATCCTAATAAGTTAATAACTGGACTTAAAATGGTCATTACATTTCCGAATACGCTAACCAAACCATTAACTGTATTACGGAATGTTTCGCTTTGCGTGTAGTTTTTAATGAATAATGCCGCCAAAAGCGTAAGCATGGTTAGAATAGGGTTTCTAGAAAACACCGTAAATAATCCACCTACTTTGTCTAACACAGAACCCATAGCATACATCCCAGCACTTGCAGCAACAAAACTAGCAATCATCGGGACGAATGGTTTGATCATATCCCAGGCTTTAATTGAAAATTCAGCAAAATCTTTGATGACTGGTCCCACTTTCGTCCCCAGCTCATCTAGCTTTTTACCTATATTGCCAATAGCGCTCGTGATATTTTCTTGTCCGATACTTTCAAGGATTGTAGCCCCAAATCGAGCGACAGCAGACTTAAGGTTCCCGATTGTTCCTTCAAAACTCTTACCAGTTTGCGCCATAACTCCACCTTGTTTTTCAAAGGCTTTATCTACTTCTTCGGCACGTCCAGTCATAGCTTTTGCAAAGTCTTCGTAACTAACTTTTCCATCAGTAATTGCCTTACGCATATCTCCGATAGACATATTGTTAGATTCCGCCAACATCTTAAGGCTATCCGGCATTGAAACCATAAGTTGGTTCATTGCTCCCAAGTCGACCTTACCGGCAGCAGCCATTTGACTAATTGCATCAGAGGCACGACCCATATGTTCAGTTGTCGCGTGTCCAGTTCCTGCAAGGACTTTGGTCATGTCTTTAAAGGTATTCGTTGATTGCTTTAAATCCATACCAACGGAATTGAATTTCGCTGTAGATGTTGCAGCATCAGTCATACCTACAGACGTACCTTTAGTAAATGCATTCAATGAGGTGGTAGCAATAGCAGCCGCTTCTGGTACACCTTTTTTGACATACTTATCTACTGATTTTCCAAAATCACCGATAGACATTGTCGTGCCTTTAGTCATATCAGATGCAGCTTTAGTGACACCACCGAACGACTTATCTCCAGCGGCATTAAATGACTGGAAAATCATGTTCGCTTGATTCAAAGCATCTAATCGCTTCATACCACTTGCTACAGCGATACCCATACCACCAGCCGAAATCCCTACTGCTCCTAGCGCCACCTTACCAACGCTACCAAATTGCATCATTGACTGGCCTGTCTTCTGCATGTTCGCTCCAACACGCCCTAAATTCTGTGCTGACGATTGAGCAAATTTACTAACATGTCCTGCCATGTTTGTGTATGTTTGTCCAACACGACCGGCTAGAGATGTTGCTGACCTACCAGTTTGTTGACTATTTTTGTCCATGTTAGAACCTGTTTTAGCACCCGCTTTATCAACTTGTGCCAATTCAGACGTAACATTATTAGCGCCTTTCAGACCGATACTACCAAACAGTGTAAAAATTTCACTTGCCATATATTATTTCTCCTTTCTCGCCGTAACGAACTGACTAGCAAATTCAATATTCTTATTCGCTTGTTCGTCTGACGTTTCTTTTATTTCCTTCTTTCGAGCGCTTGGCATGCCTTTCTTTTTGAAGTCTTCAAACGGTTCTTCAATGTCTTTAGCAAGCCATATACTCCACAATGTGTCGTGGTTCTTCTGCTCAAATAAGTACGAAACAAAACCCACCAGGTCACCAGCACGCATTGTGCTTAGCAACTCCAGTGGGTTCGCATATCGTTTGTATAACAGGTCTTTGAGCACGTATGCCCCGTCTTCTATCCCATCAATGATGCGATAGACTTGAAAAAATCCCCAAGTTCAGGCTTCTTGAAGAAGTCGACAATTAACTTTGTGTATGTTCCGAAATCAAGGTCTCCGATTTCCTTTTCCGTCTTACCGGTCAAATCACCCAACAATGAGTTCAACTCATCCTTTACAAGCGGAATGTTTGTCATAAGCGTTTGAATCAACGTTGCCATGACTTTCATACCAGCTACTTCTTCGCTGTCTCCTTCAGCAGATAGACCACCTTGGAACATATTCACGACATCGTCTTTAATATTCAACTTACCAATGATAGGCATCATCTTGAATAAGTCATCTGCCTTTAGTTCGCGCATTGTCAATACTTCTTGCTCTGCAACTTCTGTCTTAGCCATTTTAAAATTCCTCTTTCATCATTTAATTTAAGTTAGAAACGGGCACTTGAACCCCCGTATGGTATCTCTGGTATACGTCCCTTTTTGTTACTTTGACTTCGCTGTCTTAGGTTCGTCTAATGCTGTTACTGTCTTCTTATCCTTCGTCTTAGGATAGATAATACGGTAGGGTGACTTACGTTGTTGCAATTGTTCGTAAGTTCCGTTGGCTTGCCCTGTCAATTCTAGTTCCGCTTCTGATCCATCTTCTGTCTTCAATGACAACGGTGATGTAATCAACACATTATCCAACATGAAGATAATTGGTTCTCCTGTTCCTGATAGGAAACCAACAACAGCCATATTATCGATGTAGTCGCCATCAACAACCAAATAACGGTCTTCAATCACTCGGACACCGTCACCATATTCATCTGTGGCAACTTCCTTACCGTTCATTGATAGGATTAAGTTTTCAGCCGTAAGTTCCTTCAAGTTCGCCTTAAACGTGGCTTGCGCTGATTCAACAACGTTCAACCCCTTAACATCCATAACTGCTGTTCCGTCTACTTCCATCTTGCGATACTTCTTTTCAGTAGTGACTTCTACACCACCATTAGTTGCTCCCAAAAGTTCTCCTGACCATTCTTGGGTTTGCTTATCAAATTTCAAATTCTTGTAGATAACCCCTGCATCTACAACGAATGATTCTGCTGATTTCTTGCCGAACCCTGATTGTGCTAGTGTCATTCTAATTTCTCCAATCTACTTGTATATATAATGCCGTTGTTCGGCGTTTAATCGTTTTGTCTCCAGTTGGAACTGTATTTGAACGTTGATAATCAATCATAAGAAAAAAATCATCTGTCATGATCCGACCGAAACACAGTTCGTCCTTAATTTTTTGTTCAATTTCGTAGATATTCTTGTAACTTGAATTGTTATCAAAAATATCAACATCAACGGTAAAGCCGTCTCTGTTCCGTCCCAAATACTCACCATCAGCCGTATAAGTCAAATACGGATAGGTAGCGTTATCTGAATCATTCCATTCGAGATATGTTTCAGGACACACGCTTCTTAGTAATTCCGTGATTTTTGCTAGTAATTCAATCATGAAAGACCTCTCAAATCGTTAGCAATCTTTGTTTCGACGCTTCGTTTGTTTTCGCGAAAGGCACGACGTAAGAACTTAGATGGTTTTACACCGTTAGTCATATGCGCATCTAGCCCTTTGCTTTTCATCATGGCTAAGATACGTTTAGCTTCTTCAAAGGTATAAGTTTTACCTGAGGAACTACCTGCTCCAGTTCCACCTTTGACATATACCCACCATCCTTTTCGACCTTTCCCGTTTTCGGCAAATTCTCCCGTACCGAACTCGTGATACGTGGCATATGGCAGATTTGTACCAACCGTTACCTTCGTTTCGTCACCAGTGCCAGTCGTTCGATGCTTGATACTTCGTCGCAAGCCACCTTGGTCGTGCGGAGAATTCTTCACTGCGCTTCTCTGAACAATCCCCCCCACTTCAAACATAGTTTTATCCACTTGCTTTTGAAGCTGGTCGTTAAACTTAGGAATGTTGCTTTTATACGCCATCTAACAGACCTCCGAACGTCACATAAATCTCTAAATGGTCATTTTGTCCCATTGGATTATCAACATACGTAATCGTGTACCAACGGTTCGCAGTATCTACAATTCGCATCTGATCCGTGACATTATGTTCAGGAACATCAGGCACAATCAAAATGTGCGTTGAGCCTTCAATACTTGCATTCTGAATACTAGGTTGATTACTACCTGCAATTAAGTCTAAATAGGCTAGTAACTCTCCCGAATTTTGCCAATCGTGACTAAAACCACCTATTCCGTCTGGTGTTTGTTGTTTTTTCTGCAAAATAAAAAGCTGAGTGTCAAACATACGCTTACCACCTCAACTTTCGGTATTTATTCAAAAAGTCCATGTACGCAGACGGGTACCCGTTAACGTTTTCGGAGCTATTAACATCATGATAGGTTCGTGACATACGACTAATCGTTTCGGATTTAATACCTACCTTCTTAGACATTGCCATATCGTACTTAATCAGCCGTTTAACGCCTTCCACAATGTCAGTGGGGTATTCAACCTTAGTTAGCATACCGTCCCTATACTTGCCGTTAAATAGCTTGTCCGTGTCCAATACAACAACACCATCCTCAACACCCGAAACGGTATACAACCCGTCATTAACTCCTGTGTAGGCAAGTTGTACCGTGTCCCCTTGTCGCAAGAATACATTAGATTCTTTGACTGTCACTTTTGATTCGTCGCTAACAAAGAAACTTCGATAACTAATTGCCTTATTCAAAAACTTATTATTCGTTAGTTGGCGGATTGCAACCTCCAAACCGTCCAAATAACTTTGAGTTACATTTGGGTCAATTTTTTGCGCATCGGCCAACGAAATAATCATAATTAAGCCTTAGCCTTTGCTGTCTTAGTCATAGTAACCTTGGCAATCGCTTGCTTGTTGTCGTCTGATACGTAGTGTCCACCCTTTGCGTAGGCTTGCAATTGAACACCGTTAAAGTTAGTTGATTCAACTGTGCGAGCTACTTCAATACCGATAAATGGTAGGACAATCTTTTCAGCTGCGAAATACGCAACATCGCCATCTGCAAAGTACTTGGCTGGTACTTCTTGAATAATGAATCCCTTCCAGTTAACAAGCTTGTTATTGTTGGCGTCCACTTTTGCTCCAGTCAACGCCTTAAATGTAATCAAGTCAACCAATGCATTAAACACATCTGGAGTTACGTAAGCGTATAGATTAGCGTTAACTTCACGATTAGTAAACAATGTTGACATTTCGTTAAACAACTTGATCACGTCATCACCCTTCATTGATTCCAACGCCTTTGTTTCTGTTGCGTTCTTAGACAAGAACTTACCCATTTCCACATTCTTACGTCGTGTTTGTTCTTGCGATTGCAATTCCAAACGGTCAGCGATCGCTTGCTTAGCGTCTTGGTTAACAGTGTTGTTGTCGATACCTTCGTGAATAACTAGGTTGTAGTCGTAAGGCACGTCTTCATCTCCGTAGATAACTTCTGTCATAGTTCCGAAACGTGATGATGCACCTGTTCCGTCTCCGAATCCACCAGAATTTGCGCTATCGTCGTACGTTCCGATAACAACTGGTGTGGCGTTCGTCTTAACAGAAAATGCCATCGCGTTATGTTGAATACCGTCCAAAGATTGAACTGGTACTTGGATTTCCTTAAATGCTTCTGTGTAGTCAATTACGGCTGTAAGCATGTTCTTATATTGTGGTGTGTAAACTCGTGCTGATAGATTTTGGTTAGTTGCCATGTGTATTCTCCTTTTTACTTGTACTTATCAACGGCCTTGTCGAATGGGTCCGCTTCGTCTGTGTCTTCTTCATCTGTTTCTGCATTCAATGCGTTATCAATCAACTTCTTCAATGTTTCTAGCGCCTTGTTTACGCCTTCGTCATCGTCCGCCTTATTAGCGGCTTCCAAATCATTAAAAGCTGTTGTCAATTCAGTAATATCAATGCCTTCTGTTTGCTTCTTTTCTTCTTCGTCCATGTCCTTGCTCCTTACTTATACTTTTCCATTGCTGTTGTGAATGGGTCACTAGCTGGTTGATTGCCGTCTTCTAACTTGTTGTCAAGAACCTCGTAACCATTCGCTGGTTTGTCACCACCGAAATACTTAGGGTGTTGTTCCTTAAGTTCGTTCAATCGCTCATCAATACCCGTGAAGTTTCCTTCGTCATCAACTTCTAAACCATCAACGCCACCTAACTTGTAAGCCATGTATTCTGTATCAGTCGCTCCAGCCTTGCGTAACAACGCATCTAGTTTTTGAGAACGTTCCAATTTAGTGCGCCCATTGTTTGCTTCTTCAAGTTCTGCACGCAATCCTTCAATTGATGATTCGTTTTCTACATGCTTTGAAATAGTTTCATCACGTTCAGCGATTGTTGCCGTCAATTCAGTAACTTCTTCTTCCTTAGCAGTTAGATCCGCACGAGCCTTATCCCGTTGTTCCTTCATCTTTGACAATCGTGTATCGGCATCTTGTTCGGAAGTAATGTAGATGCCGTTTTCCGTCATGTCTGCAATCACTTTGGCAACTTGTTCTTCCGTTAACTCGTTACCAGTTAGCAATTCCTTAAAATCCATAAATAACTCCCACGCCTACACTTTTTACGGGGCGTTCCCACGGCGCTGGCACTAGTACGGCGTGCCTGACCAGTATTTAAACAGTTTTGGGCCATGTTCAGGGCACAAAAAAAGACACAATACGCATACACGCTGTGTCTTAATACTTCTTAATCTTTCCTTCAATCATTTTGAAGGTATCGGGTAGGAACTTCTTTAATATGTCCATATCTTTGCTTTGAGTAGCCATAGAACCAATAATATGTGCCATAGCTTCATTACCTAGGTTAGTTTCATCACGCCAATACCCATCTGCGTGTCCACCAACAATGTTTTTAGAAGAAATATTATGTCCTGCACCAGTTACCAAGTCATATATTCCTGCTAAATCATCTTTACTATGCTTAGGGTCGTCTAAGAATTTTTCAAAGTCTTCGATGTACTGTCGGCGTTCATAGTAAATCTCGTTGTATCGTGCTTTTCCAACTTTAGTTCTACGGTTTAAGCCACGTTCTTCTTCAAGAACTCCATGAAATATGGTGTTATCCAAATCCTTCTTAACCGTTTCACTAATCGACATTCTCAAATCATATATTCCTGTATTGATGTCTTTGTGGAGCAACCAATCAATACCGTGGCCCGATTCGTGATAAAAATGCCTAGGATTAGTCCCTTTAACAAGCATTTCAGGGTGCGCACCACCTCTAAAGTAACTCAACGACTTGGTATCTTGTGGCATCAACTTCATACCACTATTGAATAAATCGTTTATGACACGGTTCATGTTGTCATCAGCAGGATTATATGCCTTAATAAACGCATTGAATTGCTCTTTACTGTACGGCTCTTTAAGTTTAGAAATAGTATTATCCGATAACCCAAATGAATTATCACCCTTATCCACTGTCTTATCTTTATCTTCAACAACCACTTCAACAGTTGTACAACGGCAGTTAATATCTTCTCCCGCTATACCAAAAAGTCCGGGACCAATAGCCGTGTGGCCATCAATCTCGAACTCATCATCTATATCAATAATTGTGCCGTTCAATCGAGCGTGACTATCACGGGTACGCTTATCATTACCCGATACCCATTCTTTACGGAGTTTAATACCTAATGCTTTAGCATCTTCATAGCCTTTTTTGTGTCGCTTCAGACTGATGCGTCCTGATTCAGTGCGAACAATACGCATTGCATTATTAAAACTAGCTTCATTCAAATCAGATAATCGCCTTGCTATCTTATCGTATCCGTCACCTTTAATTAGACCCATACGGATCGCATTAGTTGAACGAACCGCTAATCTATTACGGTCTTTGTGCAGACGTTGAGATAGTCGAACACCCGCTACAGGTTTGTTCAATATTGTTTCCAGTAAATCAGCATCAATGAACGTATTATCTAATCCAATTCGCTTATTTAATTCTGCATAGCTATTGCTTCCCTGAGTCCTTAGATAATCTTTGATGTCTAACTCTGCGTTCTCTGATAGCGCCTTAGTTATATCTGCCATCTCATTCGCAATGACTTTCTGACGTTCAAACTCCCGCTTCTGACTAAATGTCATACCGTCATAGTCTTCTTGCCACACTTGCAAATCATTTAGCAGTTGCACCAAAGACTCTGCATACATCTTGGTCAATCGGCCGTGAATATTAGTCTTCTTCGACATCAGCGTCACCGCCTAATCCTGTATATGCTTCTAGGTCTAGATTTTGTGATACTTCATCGAAATCCAATTCATATGCTTCACAAATCTTGTGCAGCACTTCTGAATCAGGCAAACGTGGCGCAATAGCTAGTAACGTTTCCATCTCTAAGTTACGCGTTTCAGCTTCCGCCTTTTCATTGGCTACCAAGTCGTTTTCATTCACCAACATTTCACGAGTGATAGTAAACGTTACGTCCTTAGGGATGTATTTCGCATTGTGTAAGCGATTGATGTCGGCAATGACTAATTCGTTAGCCCAACGTAAGAATGCTCTTAGGCGTGCTTCTGTCTTGTTAGCCTTCATGTTAAGCAATGTATAACGTCCCTTAATCACAACGTTAGTCACGTTTCCATCACCGACCTGTGAGCTATCAAATCCAAAACCGAACTTGTAGACGTTCTCTTTATCCATTTCCAACTTAGTGCGACGTGCTTCAATTGGAATATCAACCGTCTTAACATCAACTCCTCCACCATCAAACACGCCAATTGCTTTACGCGATTTAATGTTTTGACGCATTTCTGATAAGTCGCCATCATAACTAGTTACGACGTATATAGCATCTTGGAAATCTTGCAAATTATTAGATAGTGATGCGTTCATCAAATCGTAATCATCAATGATAGGCTTAATTGGTTCTAAATCAGTAATCTCTTGTTGGTTATTCTGATAACGGAAAAATGGAATTGTTCCATAATTACGTGTTAGTTGTTGGTCGTCATTAGTCACAGCCATGATATGTGGTGCTGGGTTTGGTGTGCGTTCTGGGTCAAGCGTAAACTCTTCCGTTTTAATCGCTTTGAAGTACCATACTTTCTCCGCGTCATACAATTCAGCAAAGTGAACCTGTGTTGTCTCGTTATCAATGACTACTTCACGATCATAGTAGCGTAAGACACGCTTAATATCTCCACCTTCATCGTATACAGGCATGACCTTTAAACCATCTGCCACTTGGAACTTAATGCGGTCATCACTGGTAGTTCGAACGTAAGCATATTCAAACCCTTTTTGTGACCCGTTTTCTACCAAATCTTGCAGAAATACGTTAAATTCTTCGTCATAGTATTCATTGATTAACTCTTGTAGCTCATCGTCTTCTGCTGTTGCTTCAACTGGATTAGACAGCAAAAACTGTGTCTTTTGGTCGATAAGCTCTGTTAGGAACCCATGAGGAATCTTAATGTTGCTTGCGTACTTATCTTCTACCAGCATCCCGTTGTCGTCGTAATACATAATACGACCGTCTAAGATGTCGTGCTTGTAATTGTAGTAGGCGATACCTTGACGTGCCTTATCTTTCTTATCGCTAGAAGTATCTTTATCAATGGCACTCTTCAAAGCACTCGCCACTACCTTTAAATCATCACTTAATAAATCTTGCATTCGTTCCTCCTTTCTATAGCAAAAACTTTGCTCGTGTAGCTATTTGCTCAATCGCATATCTCGTTGCATCAATACTGTGATTATTCTTGTCTGGGTATTGTCCACGCAAGTTTCCGTTAGCATCTGTTTCTAGTTCATATCCTGTAAATTCCCGATGAATATTAGGTGTTCTGGCTGGATCGATAATGATTTCGTTCAGGTCTTGCAACCACTTAATACCATGCTCAACTGAACCTGGACCTTTCTTGGCTGGTCTAACCTTCAATCCCTTATCTCTAAACTCGGCAATTGTTCGAGGTTCAGCGCTATCAGCGATAACTAACTCATTCATCTTATTGATATTAGATATATCACGCACAGAACGCTCGTTGGATAACCCTGTACCAAATACTTCGCTAACCGCATACAATCGCTTACGTGCTTTGTCGTAGTACCATTCAACATACGCTAATGGGTCGGCTGCGAAACCAAAGTCTAATCCACGATATATCTTGTCAAAGGTTGCGTGTTCTTCGTCAGACAATTCACGGCTAGTAATATTCGTAAATACTTCCGCACCAGTTCCCACAACGTTACCTAGATATTCGTGTTCATAAACAGTTGGATTGATACGCTTCGTTTCCTCTGCTTCTGCAATAAACGCTTCTCCTAGCCATTCAGGCGGTACTGTTAAGTACGTACTTGAATGAACATAAGTATCCGAACGTGTCGCTTGCTCTGTTACATAAGCATTTACCCAGTTAGTCGCTGATTTAGGCGGATTGTATGTGTAAATAGCCATTTGGCTTTTACCACCACGGATAATTGATTGGTTAATGCTACGAATAGCCTCACTGCCTTTAAATTCAGCTACTTCTTCATAGTGAATGTACTTAGCATATCCACGTTTGAACTTGATAGACTTCAACTTAGCAGGCTTGTCTGCACCCTTGAACACGATACGTTGTCCTGTTGGTCTGTATTCTAGTTCCAAAGGATTAACTCGCGTCTTCCATAGATGAGACACGCCTAACTTATCAATAGCCCACTGATATTGTTCAAACACTGAACCACGTAATGTGTCGGCAACTTGCCGTAAAACAACTACGTTGGCTGTGGAATCTGTCATAATCCCTTTGATCAACAATACCGAAACAAATGAAGACTTAGTCGACCCACGGCCACCTTGAAACCACCAATGCGTGTATGCTTCATCTTGCAAGTCACGATACGCATCAAAGAAACTTGGTGCTATTAAATCACTAAGTCTTATTGCCATATCTACTTATCCGCCTGTCGTTTAATGTCGTCGATGATTTCAACAGGTTTAAAGTTGATGTCTAACTCTTGATTTTCGCCAACCCCTGACTTGTCTAACAAATACTTACTTGCTTCCAGCTGAACATAGTCACTCTTTCCATCTAGCGCGATTCGTTCGACGTTACGCATCAGCTTACCAATATTGGTGTTAATCGTTGCATTACCGGTCTCAACCATAGCTTCTTGAAACTCCGGCTTATTTTTCCAGTTAGTAATTGTTTTGCTTGATACATTCAACTCTTCCGCCATTTGGGCAAGTGTCATATTACCCTCAAAAACGAGTTCTACTAACCTTAATTGTTTTTTTGTTAACGTCATTACTCCCCTCCTAACTGAGTAAAATAAAGTAATCTTTTTACTAAAATAATCAACGAATCAATATACAAAAAAAGAGCAACGAAATTAATCGCTACTCTTAAATGGATAGTATAGGACTCGAACCTATATTTTTACGGTGTATTGTGTGCACTACTCAACCGATTGCCATCGTCTTGCGCCATTCTCACAGCTCCAACGGTACTCTATCCTCCAATATTTCAGGCTTCCAATGCGCTACGTGCTTATGTCATATCCATTTGTGTCGTATAGCAGTCACGACGTTCATTGCCTTACCTAATTATCGAACAATATCATAATAACCCGTTTCCCCCGTCTTACGGTCGAACGTTTTCCGAACGCTACCCGAACGTTTTGGACAAATAAAAAAGCACCCGAAACTAATCGAGTGCCTACCGAAGCTATAATTCAGTTTTTTTATCTGCAATCATTTGTTCTAATTCAGCTAAGTCTTCTGCTGTTGCCATTTTACGAATAAAACTTCTGGCCATGCTTCTGTACCGTAAATAATTAGCATGCTCTTTGTTATTAGCAACCCAGCGTTTATTTGCCTCGGTTTGCTTGTTAGGTTCGTCAGTATTCATAACTACCCCCAAATAATTGTGTACAATTGAAACGAGATAACGACCACACTCAAGATAGCAGTCGCTAACAATGCCCAGTGTTTCTTATGCGTGTACTCATTCACTGACCAAATTAATGCCACGCTATACGCAGCAATGTACAGTATAGGCAAACGCCACATAAAGTTCAAAATTACCGTAATAGTCATAAGCGACGGAATCATCCAACCAATATTTTTCTTCATTGTTTTGTGTTAAGATATGACTGTACAACAAAGCAGACGACCCTTTTACATTTCGTCTACCTTGTTGCTTATGTTACTTCCAAATCTTATCAATCAACCACATGGCGACTGGTACGACGATGGAAGCAATTTGAAACTTATCAGCTCTGGTAAGTTTCTTTTTTTTGCGCTTAGCCATATCTTTCCTCCTTTCCTTATATATCTATTATACTATGCAATAGTATTAATCGCAACACTTTTACACAAATAAAACCGTGAATTATCAACTTTATTTAGTCGGTAACTCACGGTTATTTTTATTTATTCACACGCAAATCATCTGTCTCATAAAACGATTCTGCAAAGTACATAAACGCTTGCTCTATGCGTTTCTGCCCTACTCGTTCGCTAATGTACATACGCTCTTCAATTGCCTGCCATGTCAACTTGTCAAAGTATCGCAACTTCAACATTGTACGGTATGGCTCAGGCATGTATTCACACGCTGCTTTAATGTTCGTAATGATATTCTTTGCCCAAATTGCATCAGTAAATTTTTGATCGTTCCCGTTTCCGTCTGGACGACTTGACGGCATGTTAGAAATAGTTGGCGAACCTAATGAGACACGCGCCATATTTTCAAGTCTAGGTAATTCTTTTTCAAATAAATAACGGACATTATCAATCGTTTTACGCTTATCTAGTTCTGGTAACAACGCCATGCACTCAACACCCCCTAAATCTCACACAGTTAACTCACAATCAATTTAAAACACAATTACATATAAATACCTTATCAGGTATCAAAAACACTTAGAACGTCATTTAAGACGCAAAAAGACGCCAACCCGATTTAATAGTATCGATTGACGTCTTTTATTTTGCTATTTTATCTCACTTGTACAATTTCGGTTTCGTAGTCATCGTAACCTTTCATACCGTACGCTTTGTAGTAGTCATTCAAGCGACTAGCACGCTTAAAATTATACCCCATTTGATAGCGTTCTGCATCTGTTAGCTTGTGCCACTTTTGAAAAGTCATTGGTTCAATAAACCCATCAGAATTATTAACGTGAATAATCTTTTCAACAGGTCCATATGTTCGCCTAGCCTTCGCTCGGACAATGTATTTATCTGTCATTCATTACCACCATTCACTTTTTTAAATGCTCTTCGAAATGCTGAACTTAGTTTTTCCATGGCATCTGATAATGTTGATGAATTAACTCCTAATAAATCGCCCACTCTTTTTAATGCATATCGCTCTCGTTCTTCTGGCGTACGCAATCTAGCAACTCGCCTGTGTCGGTTATTTGGCATTAGATCGCACCTCCTTGATTTCAGAATTAGTCAAAACTCGTTCTGCTATATCCCAAGACATTTCTGTGAAAGATGTATCTTCCATATCTTCGTTAGCGTATTCATCACCTAAGTTTTTGTATTCTTCAGTTGTCATTTCGATTGTTACTTTAAGCATCACTACACCTCCAACAATTCCTTATTTTCATGGATATTACCGATGACTTCGAATTCTGTGTTGTAATCCTCTTCGTATTCTAGAAACATAGCTTTTCGTGAACTGAAACCAACACGAGACAAAAAGAAACAACCACGATACCATTCGACAACGTAATAATAATAACCACGGCCTAAAATATCTTGCCGTAAAATATCATTCTCGTAAATTCCAATGCCGTTTTTGTCATCAGTACCTGTGTATTGTTCCCACACATCATTCTTCTTGGTCATATCCGCATCAAAGCAATACATGTGGAACATACTAATTTCTTCCCATGGACGTAATCGTCTACCGTCCCACAATCGGAACTTAATATCACGTTTAGTCATCGTTGCAATTCCTCCATTTTATTTTCAGCTTTACTTCTTGTATGAAACGTCATAGGCGTATCAAATGATATGGTATCAACACTTCTCCACTCCTTAACGTATTTCCAAAATAGATATGTCTTGTACTTAATAGCCCAACTAGATTGCCCGTAAGGAACTATTTTAAGGCGGCGTTTAATCATCTACTCCACCACCTTTAATTAACCGTCCATCGTCTTTATCAACTATTTCCAACGTAACTTTTGTACAACGAAACCCTGTGACAGTATTGTATTCATGCTCTTCTGTCCTTAAAATTCTTGCCCTATCGCCGTATTTTTCATATCCCTCTTTTAGAACAGAAAATGCATTTCTAGCATATACGTCTACTGCTTCTTGAATAGGGTGTTTATCTGTATTTAAAATATCCATTACTCCACCACCTTAATAAGTTCAGGGTGCAACCATGTACGCATCAATTCCTGTTCACGTTCTTTTGAAATAAATTCACTAAACGCTGGTACTTCTTGTGCCCCTTGCTTATGCATAAAAACGCTAAACCATGACATTTCGCGGAATACCATAAATTGATCGTATTGTTCCCGTGTCATCTCAACAGGCTTAGCGTATGTTTCTTGAACATTAAGAACGTCTTTGATAATTTCTTCAAGCATCCCACTCACGACATCAGGCCGTATAAGTTTGTTTCGCTTCTCTGCACTGCGTTGCGTTACAGATAAATTAGTTAACAACTCTTTGAATTCCATCACTTAATTTCCTTAATAGTTCCGCCATACAGCGCTTGTGCTTTAACTGCAGTTTCGTGGTCTAATCCGCAATCGTAACTAATAGTCTCCGGGTCATAAGTTCCACGAACAACCCAAGCGCCGGACGATGCCAAATAGAATGAACAACCATCTTTATCTGTCGCGTCCACGTAATAACGAGGCTCACGCTCTGGTTGTAGGCGTTCGTTGTTGAACACATGATTGATAACTGCTAATTCACGTTTTAGGGTTAATTCATGTTCAATACCATAAACCCAGCTATCTACTACGTTAGAATCACCGAGCGTGTTAGTATCAAGAACACTGCCTCGTTCAAACAGTTCATAGATCATGTCGGTGTTTTTTAGCTTATCCAACTCATCAATAACCGCTGTAGGCGCATGTGTTACTTTATTTGTCATTTTTTGCCTCCCCCGCTACATTAACCAACATAGCAACTGCCTTGTAGACATATACAACCGCGATAATGGTTGTAGCGGTGACTAGATATTCTTTAAACGTGTAAGGTAATCCGTTCTCAATCATGTATCGAACACGATCAGACGCTACAAACAGCCCTAACATCGTCATAGCGATTGACAACGAATAGACACCGAAATCCAGCGCCAACATAGCTAATTTATTCTTCATCACTCCGCTCCCCCGTATTCCAATTCCTTAATAAATCCGATGTATTGAATAGCCTTGTCCAAATCTTCTGCACCGTTCTTGTCTTGGTAACGCATCAAGTATTTAATTACTGCTTGCTTATAACCAGCTACAGTTGCTTCCTTACCCAATAATTCTGGGTACACATCTTTCAATTCCTTACCGCTGTCTAATTGATAACCGGCAGGCTTAGTTACTGGGTGATAGTTATCTTCAATCGTTCCAGGCTTGAACACAGGCTTGATATTCGTAATACTTTCAATCCAAGTAATAAATTCTTCTGGGTAATCAGCAATTGATGCGAATGTGTCAAACTCTACACTGTCGATTGATTTAACGGCGTGTGAATCGTACAGCGTAACACCACGTAGTACCATAGTGCTTTTATCTGATAACTCTTGTTCGTAAGCATCTTGGTCCTCACTTAAGTTACGAATCGGACCGTGTGACATACTCCACACGATCCAAGAAATGCCCCAAGGTTGTGATGCCTTAACTCTTTTACCACCATCCCAATAAACTGCAATATCTAATTTCGTCATAATTAATTACCCCACAAGTCACGGATCAGCAATGCACGTTGTTGAATGATTGCTTCTCGCGTTCCTTTCATTGATTCCAACTTCGAAACTTGCCACTTCGTCCATTCGTCATTAAGTGAGCCTGACCCAGATGCCAACTGTGCTTCTAGTCGATTAATCTTTACTGATAATTCGTTCGCTTCTTGATCTAATTCTTTTAGTAGGTTGTGCTTCTTTGTGTTTGTCATGTTTGTTTCTCCTGCGCGTTTCAGCGTAATCAATATGTGTAATTTAGACATTTAGTTCTGTTTGCATGAATCCTAATGCGATTTGTGTTTTTTCGCCTGAGTTTTCTGCTAGCTTAGCTAACTTTTCAGACATTTCATTCAACGGAATAGCGACTGTAAATTTAACTTCGCCACCCTTGATTTTGATGTCTCCATATACTCCGTATAACAACATCTTGCTGTCATCAATTTTTGTTTCTTCTGTTGAATTTGTTTCGTTATTTTCGTTCATGTTTTTTTCTCCTAAAATTTATCGTTTACCCAAAGTACCGAAAATACGTCAATCTCCTATATATATAAATAATAATATTAAGTAATATAGTAGTAACTAGTAACTAACGGTACGGAAACCTAGAAATACCAACGGTTTAAGTCGGTTACCTAAAAATGTAAAAGTTACTTTATTCAGCCTATTTATTTGTGAAATAGTTCTCATTCCAAGGAAGTTACTAGAAAATCTACCTAAATTATTTAACAAAACACTTCATTTGTTTTGAGCCGATTTTCGCATTTTTCTTTACATATCCTTCACGAGTCATGACGGCTGAAATCATCTTTGCTAGCTCTCTCGGCTTGCGTGAATCATAGTCAATATCATTAAGATATAGATAATTCTCGACTGCTGTTTTTAATCCTGTGACAGGTATCTTACTCTCGTTCGAGTATGTTTCTTCAACCACAACTAAGATTGCATCATCAATTTCTGCATAGATGTTCAAGTTGCTATTAGCTGAACTAAAATCAATTTTGCGCATCTCTGCATTAATTTCTTCAATCGTTTCAAATTGTTCATAATATTCCTTCGCTTCACCCAAAACATTTGAATACCATTGTTTAGGTAAAGACAAAGCATGCGTTTTAATCTTTTTCTTCTCGACAATCAACGGAATCACACGACGATTACCACCAATGTCAGTTAGGTATTCGTAATCATTAGTTGTCCGAGCAATGACAAAATGTCGTGACTTGATCATTGGATTACGACCGTATGCTGGTCGATACGTAAATTCGCTTGTTGATACGAATTTCTTAAACGCTTTTTCTCGGCTGATTTCTGTGACTTCCATTTCGTCATCATTAACAATCAAGTTCTTCAACATGATTTCAAAACTATCTTTATGCGTATATGACATGAATTGGTCTGTGTAATACTGTTCGCCTAAAGCTTTCAAGAATGACGTTTTACCAGTCCCTTGTTGTCCGATAATATCCAACGTGTACTGGAACTTACCTGTGTCAGCTGAATAAGCACCCGATACCAAGTTAACTATCCAAATACCTAACGCCTTATTAATGTCAGGGTCATCATTACCAAACACCTTACTAGCGATATTCCACAGACGCTTTTGACCATCCCATTCTTTCGACTCAATCCAATCAAAAGCGGATGAATAAGTTGATTGTGTAGCGGCCATATTAATAGCTTCGTATAACTTGGCACTCGTTAATGACACATCGTACTTACGTTCTAACAACGTTTGAATAAGAATAGCCTTGTGGTCTGTCATACGTCCCGCTTCGATTAAGACGCCTTCTTTTGACACTTCCTTCATAATGTTGATTTCGTTAATGAATTCATCATATTGAACGTCAACGTTATCCAGAATCATTTCAGATATAATTGTTGTTTTCTTAGCCATTCGTCCATTTCCTCCATGCTGCATCTATTGATTTATTTATCTCATCTTCATCAAGTCCACTCTGCATGTTGGCCAAATTTACAACGGCGGTTAATTGTTCCTTATTAAATCCTAATGTCATTAACGTCCAAACTAATAGACTCATGTTTCTGTTTCGTGTACCTTCCACACCAAAGCCATTAGTGATCATTTCCAATTCTGGAATTGACCAATCATTTGAAGATGATGTTGAAAACGTCTGTACAGCATTACGTTTGTTCGTTTCATAGAACGCCCATAAATCTTCGGGCATTTCAGGGACATCATCTAAATCAGTCTCTGGATTAACGACCACGAAATTATTCTTACTCGCCTTAATATCCAAACCTTTGACGATACCCAACGCCTGAATGATTTCTTCATTGTTTTCAAAGAACACATGGACACCGCGGCCTGATACAGACTTCTCTTTCACACCATGTTCAATAGCTGGATGTTCGATTTTAAAACGTTCATACGCCGTCATATTATCGAAATCAAATACAGCGTAATCTGTTCCGTTTAACACCAACCCAATTTCATAGTTCTTCTTCCAATTCGATAGCACCCATAACTTATCAATCTTATCCGTTGAGTAAGCTAGAAAAGGGCTTTTAGATGCATGACCTGCTGCATCATATGTCACGCGAATCGGTGTAATATCATATCCGCCGTTTATCCAATTAAGCGCTTCTTGCTTACTCGCCATAATTAGAAGGCCTCTTCGTCAGCTGGTGCTTGTGCCTTAGGCGCTTCAACCTTCAAGAACTTGTATTCAGCGAACCCCGCATCTTCTCCGTCCTTTGGTTCAGGTGTTGTCTTTTCAACACGAACAACTAACTTATCTACCAAGATTTGCAACGCTTCAACTACCGCTACATTACCTTGGTTCAAAGTGTCCAAATCAAGTACAGACTTGTAATTCTTGTCTGACAAAATCAATGGACGCATCAATTGGAACACGTTACGTTGCCACTGCTTAACTGACAACTTACTTCCATCCGTCTTTTTCTTTGATAGCGAAATACGGAAATTGTTATCAGTTGTTCCACCTGCATCTGTGAACTCTAGTTGTACAGCAGACCAGTTCGAATTCTTACTTTCGAAGAGCGATACGTCTGTTAACACTGCATCTGTAATACCATCATCAAAACCGAACGCATTGGGTTCAGCTGTTTCTTCGTCCATTCCTTCAAACCATTGTTCCATATCTACAGTTGCCATAATTTAAGTCTCCTTTTGTGTTTAAAAAATTAATTAATTGTGTGTTACAAGCCAAGTTCTTTTAGCTTTTCTTCTTTTGCTTTCAATGGATCAGTCACGTTAGCCAGTGGTCCAGTTAATTGAGCTGCATCCCAGTCATAACGTTTCTTCTTCCACTTCGCTTCGTGCTTCATACTAATTTCAATCAGGCCATCAGAATAACCACCAATAATATTGAATAGCTTTTCTTTCAGGACGATATCTAGCCCTTCATCTGTTTGTTGCGCTCGCATTAAGTAGAATGCCTTCAAACCAGAATTCGAAATAGCGTTTACAACTTTGGTGAAATTCTTGTTGAATTCAGAATATCCCGCACCATATCCGCCATTAGCATCTTTAAGAGAAGTGGCTTTACTATCACTATCGATGATGTCTGTTTCCAGTAGTTGCGCCATGTCTTCAACGGTATCAATGACTAATGTTTCATACCCATAGTCAGATGCCACATCAATGTATTCCATAATTTCATCAAACGAGGATGGCTTTTCAGCGTTATATCCTGCCTTTTCGGCGTTCCCATCAAATGACAAGAACAGGACTTTTTCACCTTTACCCGCAAATGTTGTCTTCCCCGCCATAGGTTCTCCATATACTGCAATAATTTGCGGATCAGGTTTCTTTAACGTTACTTCTTGAAACTTACTTAACTTCACTGGCATCAATTACACCTCCAAACTTTTTATATGCCCATTGGCTTCCATCATTAATCGCATCTGCATCTCTAACACCCGCTACGATTTCAATTGCCTTACCTAGTTCGTATTGATACTTAGACCAAGCATCGTACATATCTTCTGTTGTCAGCTTGTAGTCATAAATAAACGGCGTGTCTTTGTGTTTCTTGACGTAAATGATGTGCGCTTCCTTTTTGCCAAGCACCATAGCGTAGTAAGTCACTTGCATCATATATTCAAGTTGACGTTCATCACGGAATGAACCGTACTTAATGAAGCCGTCAAAATCTTGCCCCGCTACCGTCTTGAAGTCATACACTGCATTGTCTGTTACCAAGTCGGCTCGACCTGTTAATAAGACATCGATGGCATGCTCATCTTCTGTTGTATCTTCAATCTCAATGACTTGTTCAAAAGTACGTGGACCATTGATATTGTTCTCAACATATTCACATAGTGCTTGACCAACAAATTCGGCTTCCTTGTAGGTTGCTTTAATTTGTCCTTTTGTTTTCCCAGCTGATGAAACAACTTGCGACAGTTCGTCTTCTGTAAAGCCAAATGTGGCTTTGGCGCCTTCCGCCAAGTTATGCACCATCGTGCCATACAACAGTGGCGTATTATCGCCTTCCCACCATGGATAAATACCGTGATAGTCATCTAATGCACGAGCTGGGTTCTTCATGAACTTGAACACGCGTGTGGGGCTCATATGAATTTTTTCTGTCATGATTAGTCCTCGAACATTTCTGAATTAAAATTCGTTTTTTCTTCTAGTGAAAATTGCATTGCATCGTCAATAGTCCCTGACACAACAAGATAATCACGAGTGATTTTAGTATCTTGGCCAATACGGTAATTACGGTATTTTGATTGGTCAAAGTCGATAAAGCTATCTGGTAACGACCACCAAATCGCATGTTTGTATTCGTTCAATGTTAGTCCTGAACCACTTGCTAATTGGATAAGAATGAAATCACCAGTGGCATTAAACTCATCTCCATTAACATGGCCAACCTTGAAATCTTTAAGCGCTTGATCTAACAAATCACGCTCATTGTTGTAGGTGTAGAAGATAAGCGTTTTATCTTGCCCATATTCTTCTTTGACACTATCCAACCATTCAAGTTTGGCTTTGTTATTTTGATTTTGTCGTTGCCAAATACGGCGGGCCATTGGATTATCAAAGATGATTTTGTCATCCTTTTTGTACGACATCTTAGACTTCTTGTAGTCTCGGCTAGGGTCAAAGTACACAACCTGTTCATTGACTGACGGCAATTCTTTGATGTCATCCAGAGCGACCACATCACTGGTAATAGACTTGAACCAATTCTTTAGTACATCCGTTTGCTTACCAATGACCCAAATAGGGAACTTGCTCCAAAATGGCTTTTCTTGAACCTTATACAAGTCCTTGAATTCGTTCGCCGTTCGTACATTATTAAAATGTAAGGCGTACATTTCCAAGTCTTCTAACTTACCGTTAGTTGGTGTCCCTGATAAGAACACATAACCCGCAGAAACTCGCAATAATTCTAGTAACTTCTTTGATCGCGCTGACTTATTTTTAAACTTATGAGCCTCATCAACGATGATGACCTTGCCTGCTACATCTGCATTGTCTAGCTTCTTAACGCCGTCTGTTGTGATAACGGTTAGTCCCTTGTTGAAACCGACTAACTTAGCATCCTTTTCCCATGACTTCGCCTTCACGACTTGTTTTGGTGCAATAACAATGACATCAGCAGTAGGAAACCATTTCATCGCATGACTTAAGCCAACTACGGTCTTACCAGTCCCCATCTTCATTACATAGAAGTAATTGGGTTGCGACTTATCAAGTTGTGCCTGTTGCGCATCGTATAATTTAAATTCGGTCAACTTTCCATGCCTCCATAAAGCTTTCCCAACTATCAATCACAAACCAATAGGCACAGTTGTCTAGGATACGTGCCCCAATGGCTCGCTGTTCTACACTGACTTTTCCTTTGCCGTCTGGTCGCTTGATTTCAAGTCCTAGCAACTTTCCATTAGGGTGGATAGTAATAACATCGGGTGTTCCGATAGACGTCCCTGGTGTTCCGCCTTGTGTTTTAATAACGAACCGTCCATTGTCTTTTAAGAACTGAATAATCTTCGTTTGTAAACGTGCTTCTGATTTCATAACACCTTTACCTTCAATCCAGCTGATTTAGCAAGTTTCTTCGTTTGCGGATTAGCATTAGCCGTTAACAGGTATTTATCGCCTGCAACATAAACTTCATCTCCTGTGTACATTGGCGTACCGTCAATATCAGGTCCTACTAACTTAGGGACATCTTCTGCTTTGAAGAATGTTTTATTAATGTAGTCTTGTTCAGCGTTCATTCCACGGCCTCCCATTCATCTTCTATTGTTGTATCTGGTTCTTCTCTGTCTTCATCTGCTGGGCCAAGATGTTTGTACCAGTCGATGATTTGTTCTTCTCTATTCATCAGATAATCTCAATCAGAGTTATAGACGAAATTAAGTGCATTTTCATTTCTGAAATTTCAGCCATCGCCCTATCTCGTGTTGCATAGGCGCCGTTAATCTCGTAAAAATTGTGTACTTTACCAGTGTTACGACGTTTCTTAATATTGAATCGCGCGTTAATATCGTATTGTCCTAAGTATTTCAAGGCATCAATACGCACCTTTTTCACCATCTACATCTCGGCGAAATGTAATACTTTTCTTTTTCATGTTTGTTTCTCCGTGATATACTTAACGGGTAAATTTTCGTACAAAATTATTTACCCAGAGTGTTGTTGGCTGCCACCTTCAACGCTCTTTTTTTGTGCCATAAATTAACTGACCATTCGTACGTTGCTTCAACCGCACGTCCTAGCATTCCGATGGAAACAAGCACCCCGATAAAACCTAAGATTGCTAATAAGTCATAACTCATTTCTTTCCTCCTTTACTTCCTTCAATACAAATTGCGACAAACAGCACGGCAACAATTGTTACGATAATAATCAAGTCAGTACTCATCGTTCGTCCTCCAATCCCATTGCATATCCAACTCGTACGTTGAAGAATTTAGCTAACTTCCCCCACGATTTTGTTTTTGGATCACTGCGACCAACTTCATAATGCTGGATAGCTTGACGAGTAACTCCTAATACATCTGCTATTTGTTGAAGAGATACGCCTTTTTCTTTCCGTAACTCTTTAATCCTGTTCATCGTTCACGCACCTTTCGTGCTAATGCATTAGCTCCTGCTAATAGTTCTTCTTCCGTCTTAGGCTTGTTCGTTAGCCAATTAAATAGTTGTTTCATGATTACCTCCTTAGTAATTTGCTCCCTCCAAATATCGTTCAACTTCTCGTAAGTTAAATTCATTCGGCTCACGTTCCTTTACCACGCGTCGAAATCGTTCTCCTTTTGGTGAATTCATCCAAGTACGGATATAATTTGGATGCTTTCCTAGCTTTTGTGCCAATTGCTTTTTATTCAAGATTTCTGCACGCATTGTCAGAACTCCAATAGTAGTTGTTCTGGTACGTTCAACAGCTTGCTGATTACCTTTGGCGCTACTGCCTTAGTGATACGTTCCTTATCATCGGACATCTTAATCCAACGACGCGCTTCTCCACTCTTAGCTGTTTCAGCTCGCATACGGCTGATTGCCAACTCTTCCAACTTAATTTGTTGTTCCAGTGTCTGTGGGTCGAAGAATAGTTGTGCTTGTTGCTTCATTTGTTCTTCCATAAAATTAAATTGGTCAATGTACTTAAGTTGGAATTTCAATGCTTCTTTTGTTTGGTAATTCATTACCACCAACACAACGGCATCCTTATTCAACTTGTATTCAACATGTTCTTTATTTTGAGAATTAATATATGTTGTTTCTACGAATTTAGGACTGCGGATATCTCCGCTCTCCTCTAATTCGTTGATTTTCTCAATCTTCTTTCGAATTGTTTCAAGTACATCGGTGTGACGTTTACCAAACACTTCAGCAATTTGTCGTGATGTTGTCATCACTTCGTTATTTTCAATTTGTACAATTTCTTGCATTGTTATTTTTCCTTTCGATTTGTGGTTGTCTCCTTTGCTATACTTATTCATTGAGTGCTGTAACACTCGAATAATTAAGAAAGGAGGAGTTATTATGAATCAAGAACAATTCGATGTTATTTTTAATGCCGCTATTGACGAAGTCTCAGAAAAAATAATTTCTGAAAAACGAGTACAAACACTCGTGTCTGAGTCCATGACGGAAAACCCGAATCAATCAACTGCAGAATTTACGATTGGGCTTCTAATGGACATTACGTCTGAGCGTTCCGACGCTGTAATGCACTCTGTATTGAGTCGATTATTTGTTGACGATCAAAAAAATTAATATCACCCTTTTTACGTTCCTCGCTATTGCAGATAGCTTGGAGCGTATTTTTTATTTCTTGCTCGGTTCCTTCGATTGTTAATTTCATCTCTTCCTCCTTACAAATAACTACTTAACTTGCTGTTTCGTTCTTAGTTCGGTGTCTTTCCATCTGGTGATGATTTGACCACATTATTAGCCAATGCGAATTGAAGGAACGCCTCTGTTAAATCTTTGATAGAGTTACCCGTTTCGGCAGCTAATGCTTTGATTTGTCCGTGCGTTTCAGCGGATACGAATACTGGGTTCAGTCCATTTGATGTCTTGTTTTTTGCTTGAATTACTAATTTTTCTGCCATGATTGTTTCTCCCTACTTCCCGATATAAATGTTTTCGCCTTTGTATCCCGTGATGTTCATCAGCTTTTGATATGTTTCAATCGCACCGATTCCGCTAACACGATCAGTAAGCAAATCATCAACGTACTTCTTACTTACGCCGATTTGATTGGCTAACTCTTCTCGCTTGAAGCCGTTAACCTTAATGTAGTTTTTGAAATCGAGTAGAGCGTATTGAATACGTCCACGAGATTGTGCAATTGATACTTCATTAACAATTGATGTTTCTACCATGTTTTTACCTCCTTTTTTACTGTTATAATGAAACTCACTTACAAAATAAGGAGTTTTTATATGCCTGAACTATCTCAAGCACAAATAGCATGGACTGCAGTAGGACCTTTAATAACTGCCGCTTTCGCCTATTACTTTTCCGTTACTAAGAAACATAGGTTGGAAAATAAAGAAGCTGCATATACTAACTACTACGGGCCATTATTGGAATTTTTGTCACATTATCAATTACGACTAATTCACTATGGTATTCTTCGCGCAAGCATTTCTGCACAGAACGAACACCCTGATATTCACATTGATACCCGCTCCCAAGACTTAGTACGTGAGAATATGAAGTATTTACCTTCAAATACAGGCGCTAAAATTCATACCCTCGTAATGAGTAGCGATATGTTGTTCTATCAACGTGGCGACGATTTCGAACGATATGAAACAAATGCTCGTAATGCGTCTGATTCATTTGATTTCATAATCATTGAATCGTTAAAAGAAGCAGATAAATTAGCCAAAACATTAGGATACCCACGCATTGCCAAGAAACTACTTTCTGAATTCGAGAAGTCTTTGGAAAAGTATCCTGAGAACCGTCATCTTGTGAATCCGGCAAAGCGTGAACAGGGTCACTGTTAAATGTGATCAACTCAATCCATGTCTTTTGTAAAAATTGATATAAATGTTCGTCGGTAAACCACAAGTCTTGTTCACATGGATTTTGTGGTTTTTCTTTTCCATAATAAGTAGTATTCATCTCCCCACCTCCTTTCATTCGTAGTGTAATAAATCGGGTAATTTTTATTGACATTTTGTACCCGTACGGATACAATTATTCCATAGTTAAAACAGCAATCTAAAGCCGTATTTATCCCCTTGTTACCTGCTAAAGTACGTTGGATATTTACCCGCTTTTTGAGTTGCTTAATTACTCGATGAATTAATAATAACCCGTACGGATATTTTTGTAAATAGTAAAATATCTCTTTTGGGTACTTTTTATTTATCGTAACCTGGAGACGTATTGATATGACAACAGTTGAACGAATAAAAGAAATTGCAAAAAAGAAAAATTTGAACCTTAAATCAACTGCTTTAAAAGCTGGATTGGGCGAAAATACAATTTACAAGTGGAATTATCAGAAGCCTAATTCAGATGCTTTAACAAAAGTAGCCAACGTCCTAGGCGTATCTGTAGACTACCTATTAGGTAATACAGATGAGACTATGCCTGCTTCTGTATCAAAGGACACCGAATTAGATTTAGATCAAGCGCTAGCCGAAAAAGGCCTTGTCATGAAGTTCAATGGAAAAGAACTATCTGACAAAGCCAAAAAAGGTTTATTGAATGTATTGGAGATGTGGGAGGAAGAATAGATGTTGCCAAATACATTGGATGATGTTGAACAAGAATTAGATGCTCGCATCCGTGCTTTTGGTACACGCATTGAATTTCAAGAATGGGAATGTAACGATCCTGACGTTGTCGTGAAATTGAAGGACGGAAGTACGGGAATCGTTATAAATGAGAATTTTCAAACTCGCTATCCTATTGTCTATAGAAAGGCTCATGAATTTTCTCATCTCATTTTTGGAAATCTTGATTTTGGAGAGAGTTATCATTTCTCTGCTGGGTTGCGTAATGGTGAGGAGATTCTTGCTAATCAAGGTGCAGTTAAAATGTTATGCGGTATTATCTATTCACACGTTCCGCTAGAAGAACGTTCAATTGAAAAATTTATGGTGGCGTTTAACTTACCATCTGAATATGAAGAAATCGTCACAGAAGCAGTTTATTCTGCTTAATATTAATACGAAAACAAGGAGAATTATTATGGGATTCAAAACATTTTTAAAGTCTAAAACCGTAGATGAGTATTTAAGAGCTCGAAAAGACCCCGAATTGATGCAGGAAATCGCCAACAGAACGTCTAAGGAAGTTGCTTCGAATGCCGGGGATACATTTAAAAAAAATACAACCGCTGTTGCCAAGCATCTGGAAAAGCCGTTGTTGGTTCTGGGAAAGCATTGAAATCAGCTGCTGATGCAATGGTCGCGTCCCCTGAAGTAACCATCACTGAAGATGAGATGATTATGGATGTACCGAAGCCATTAAAAGCTAAGATTGTTGCCGACAACGAAAAAGTTACTATCACACATTTTGGTGCCCTGAATTTCATGAGCGGCAATAATGGTGATGTAGTAATTAATTATTCTACACTTTCTGGAATAAATGTTGTTCCTGTTAATTTATTGAAAAAAGGATACATCGAGTTCCTTACTGCAGGGACTATTCCTGTGACTGATCGCAAGCAATTAGAAGGACACTCTAATGTTGTTCAGATTATGAACTTAGAAGATACAAAACTTTTTGAAGATTTACGAGACTTCATTAACGAAAAGAAGTCTCAGAAAAACACCCCTACTCAATCAACTCAAATTTCTTCTGCTGATGAAATATTGAAGTTTAAAGAATTATTAGACGCTGGTATTATTACCGCAGATGAATTTGAAATTAAGAAGCAAGAATTATTAAACAAATAAAAAAACGCATATCCCCCAGTCGCCAAACAGAAAGGATATGCGCTACAGCTATAAATGTGATTTACTCACGGTTGTTATTATACCAGACCTGAGTATGTCTTTAAACTGCTTATAAAATTATAGGAAGGTTAGGTTTAAACTAATTATGCCGATTAAGAAGCGTGACACATCTTGGGAAGTTACCGTTAACTATACTAGACGCGGTAAATATCTGAAGAAACGAAAAAGTGGTTTTCGAACTAAAGCGGATGCCACTCGGTATGAAGCTAAGCTTATCAACGAATTGAAAAGTTTAAATGCTCCCGATAATGAAAAGCACACAATGCAATTTGTCGATTATTATGACGAATGGTTTGCTGTCTATTCAAAAACAGGTATTCGAGAACGTACAATCAAGACCCACTTACGAGCGCGTGAGTTAGTCCATCAATATTTATCTGGGTATACGTTGGGAGAAGTCTCCCGCACTGTGCTTCAAACTATGGTGAACGACCTAAGTCAATCTTTGAAATCAAGTACAGTTAATCTATACTTTAGTAAAATATGCATTCCGTTAAGAGATGCTTTCAGAGACGGCTATATCGTCCGAGACCCTACGTACGGCATTAAGATACCCAAAGACACGGATACAGAAGAAGAACGCATCAGATACCTTAATATGGACGATATGAACACCTTGTTAGGCTTTATTGAAGGCAACAAGCTAACAGCCCCACGTTTTGCTATCTACATTGCATTGAAATCTGGTTTACGTGTCGGAGAAATCGGTGGACTTACCTTAAAAGATATTGATACTAAAAATAAAACGCTCACAGTCAACAAGCAACGCACTGCTGATCGTCCGTTTAGAATCGTTCCGACTAAGACCAAAAAGTCTAATCGTACTATTGCTATGCCTGATAGTTTTTTCATTCAACTAAAACGTTATTTAAAAGATAACCCTCGTCCTGATGAACGATTTTTAGGTAACAAATTAAAATACGAAACTTGCAACTACCAATTGAAAACAACGCTGCCAAAGTTGGACATCGACACATCAATCAGCATGCACGATTTACGACACACTCATGCCAGTTACTTATTCAATAAGGGAGCATCTCTTCAATATGTCTCCGAAAGATTAGGTCATGCTAATACTCGACAAACGGAGCAAACATATATTCATTTGTTTAAAGAAACTCGTGAAGCAGAAGCACGTCGAGCAATGGAATTTCTATAA